AATTATATTCGAATAAAAATTGAATTGCTTTTTATTCGAGTAGATATATGTAAATACTTTTGTAATACTAATATAAACAAAATCCTACCAAACAAAAATGACTGGTAAAACCACACTCTCGAAAATGGAAACGTTTCTTACGATTTACCGTAAAATTGTGAGTAATTTAAAAATTCGAGAAGAGATTCTTCAACAAGGTGTTGTATCCGATTATACCAAAGGTGTCTCCGACTATACCAAAGGTGTCTCCGACTATACCAAAGGTGTCTCCGACTATACCAAAGGTGTCTTCGACTATACCAAAGGTGTCTCCGACTATACCATAGGTCCAACCATTATTTGGACCGAGAAAACATCGGATATCGATATCTTTACGACAGCCGAAAACTATACACATTTCGTCAGTTTCGAAGAACCGTTTAACAATCCGCGCTCAAAACAATACATTACAAAAATACTCAAATCGATGCGTATGGTGAAAGGCACAATACTCATAAAAGAGGCTACCGCGACCGACAACGCATTACATATTCCCGTCCATTTCTGTGGATATCGAATCGATAATTCGGGAGTATTGAGTATATTCGATCCGTCGTGGCATAAAGCCGATCCAGGGATTTATTCCACTACTGCGTTTTACGATACTCTCGATGCGTTTAAAATACCATATGTTCACTCATTACCAAACCGAAAACACCATTGGCAAAGTCTATTACCACACGACGTATTTTGTCAAACATGGACTCTACAATGGTTGTATACGGATAACGCGCGATTTCCACTACCAAAGAACGATTCCGAAGCGGCGAAACAAATGGCGGGATATATTCGAGAGTTTATTGAGATTGTCCAACGAGATACCCGTATGTATGCGTCGTTGTTTCCAAAATACAAACTCGAAGGAAATACTCTCGAAAAAGTGTGTAAGACCATACTCGACCAACCCAAATTAGAAAACGTCATCCACGAATTGTTCTAGATTCTCCGGAACATTATACCGTAGCGAAAAACTCCCAGTCCAAATCATTACACACTTTCTTCCAAATCATATCTTGTTCCAACTGTTTCTCGCGGTCTTTCATCATCGGAATATAGGGCAAATATTGCGTTTGATCCAAGAGCACACACAGTTGATAGAGAGTATATGTGTAATTGAAAAAATTACTGCGGTTTGCCGGACAATGAACCGCCCAGGGTTTCTGAATCTCAATAAAGAGCACACACAATGTTTCATGTAATTCTTCGTTCATAATCGGAGGTTTGATACCGAAAATCGAATTGATGTATTGAATATGTTCGAAATACTTATTAAGTCGGAGTTTGCGCAAAATCTCGCGCATTTTGTCGTAATTAATGAGAGACATATCCGTAATACGCTCTTTTTTGATACGGTTTCGGATGAGTTCGATTATTTCTTCAGGAATTTGGGTGGTTTCTTTCGCCTGAAATTGCGAGAGTATTTCCTTGAAATGATTGAGACGAATATAGGCCGTATAGGAGACTTCATTCGGTGGTTCTTTGTTGGCGGGTTTTGCGCTATCGACAATATGTGTTATAAACTTGCCACACCGGTCGTTATTACAAATGAGAATACCTTCTTCGTCTTGGGGTATCAATTCACCGGCACAACACGATTCGCAAATATCGGATGGAATCACAAAATCGTGAATATTAAAGACTTCATTGTTGACATTTTTCCAGTACAATTGTAGCGCTTTCTTAGATGACGTATATTTCTCACTCTGTAAATTCGCGCGTTGTTCGGTAGTCGCTTTGATTTTGAAAAAGGAATTGAGAGCGTTGGTGTTTTGATTGTTTTCACCACTCGATATCTTTTTTTTATCTTCAAAATACTGGAAAATGTATTTCGAATTATCGAGTAAATAATTGGTGCGTTGGGTCTTCAATGCCGCGATTTTGGTGCGTATGGATTGAATCTTGTCTTTGATTTCCATTTCTAAATCGATATTGGTATTTGCTAATTTCGAGAGTCGATGTTTTAGTCTGTTTTTTTCGGCGATTAATTTGGGTAAAGTATTAGTTTCAATATCGTGAAAATGGTTCAACATTTCGGTATGTTTTTCATCGATGGTATTTACAATGGATTTTTCGGCGATTTTTTTAGCGGAACTCATATATGAATACATTTGTTGAGTATTTATATATGTTCGTTGAATTATATCATTTCGCCAATAAAAGTGTCTAAATAGTTGTTTTGGAAAATTTCCCGTTTTCCTTCGTGTTTTTTTGTGAAAATATAGGAATCGTTGCGTTTTTTCACCGACCATCCTTTATCTAAAGCGTTTGAAATAAATGTCATTCGATGTAGTGTTTTTGTGTCGGGTTGTTCGAGAGTAGTTGTTGCGGTTGCGGGCATTTGAATGAATGACCCCCCCGGCATAAATCGATATATTTTATTTGTATAAATGGTATTTGGGTCGAATACGAGTTTTTTGCTCATCAGAATTCGCGGAAAAATATACACAGTAATAAAAATTGTTTACACTATTATACGAAACGGGTTTGGGTTGGTGACTCGTGGTAGATACCTACAATATTGGGCGCGGGGTTTATGGAAAAATAATATTATTTTCGGTGATGTAGGTAAATATGGTCGCCTGTCCAAAATAAAAAATGCAGTTTCTCCAAAAATAAAATATTTAGGGATATTATATAAACAGAACCGAAATGGGAGGAGCACTTATGCAATTAGTCGCCTATGGCGCACAAGACGTTTTCCTTACTGGAACCCCTGAGATCACTTTCTGGAAAGTCTCATACCGCAGACACACCAACTTTGCTATGGAGAGTATTGAGCAAACCTTCTCTGGACAAGCCGACTTTGGTCGCCGTGTTACCTGCACCATCAGCAGAAACGGTGATTTGGCTTACCGCACCTACCTTCAGGTGACTCTTCCTGAAATCAACCAGGAAATGAAATCAACCACTGGCACTGTCTATGCCCGTTGGTTGGATTTCCCTGGTGAGCAATTGATTGCCCAGGTTGAAGTCGAAATTGGTGGCCAGAGAATCGACCGCCAATATGGTGACTGGATGCACATCTGGAACCAGGTCACTCTCTCTTCTGAACAACAGAAGGGATACCACAAGATGATCGGCCACACCACCCAGTTGACCTACATCACCGATAATGCCTTCGCTGAAGTCAACGGTCCATGTGCCTCATCTGGTGGCCCATCCCAGGTTTGCGCTCCCCGCAAGACCCTCCCTGAGACCACCCTCTATGTTCCCTTGTTGTTCTGGTTTTGCCGCAACCCCGGTTTGGCTCTTCCTCTCATTGCCTTGAAATCTGTAGGGCAGAAAAGTATCCAAACTAAAGCATCCGAGCCCTGCTTTAGTAAAAATTTGTTGTGGTCTCGGGAGGAAAATATGTTTCCTCAAACCCAGATGCTAGTCGCTTGTTGTTAAGCAGGGAACTAACGTTCCCCGCACCCTCCTATATGAAAAGGAAGGTAACAATATGCGGCAACATATCCAAATTGCTGGAAACTCTTAAAGACGATAACATGAATATTATTTATATTCAGGGTGCCAAGTTTTAAACGAAAGTTTAAAATGGCTGAGAAGTAAACTCAGGTATGGCGAAAATCCCTCGTATGAAGATACAAATGTATCTGAAATAGACAATCAGCAGCCAAGCCTCTAAATCCGCTATGATTAGGACAAGAGGAAGGTTCAACGACTAAATGGTTATGGGTCTGAAAAGTTTAATCCACTTTAATGATGACTTAAGATATAGTCTAGTCCCCGGCCGAGTTTTTGTATGTAATAAGTCGATGAATACAAAAATGCCGATAAATACCCCGAAAGGGGGGGTGCTCGTGTTCGTACAGTATCACGAAGTTAAAATCAACATCGACTTCCGTCCTATCGGTGAGTGCTTGTGGGCTGTGAAATCTCTTTCTGCCACCGAGAGTACTCAATCTGTTGCCACTGCTTACCAACAATCCCTTGTTGCTGCTTCCCTCTACATCGACTACATTTTCCTCGATACTGATGAGCGCAGAAAGTTCGCCCAGAACCCCCACGAATACTTGATTGAACAACTCCAGTTCACTGGTGATGAATCCGTCGGATCATCATCCAACAAAATCAAGCTCAACTTCAACCACCCATGTAAGGAACTCATCTGGGTTGTCCAACCCGATGCCAACGTTGATTATTGCGACTCCTTGACTGGTGGCTCCACCCTCTACAAGACCCTCGGTGCTCAGCCCTTCAACTACACTGATGCCATCGATGCTCTTCCCAACGCCATCCACGCTTTCGGCGGACCTGCTGAAACCTCTGGTGCCAACGCATTCATCACTACTTCTGGTCTCTTCCAAATGGCCAACGCCATTGATTATACCAGCAGTACTAGTACCACCATCAACGGCACTCTTAACCAGACTAATGATTGGGGCTTCGGCAGAACCGGTGACGAATCAGGCTCATACGTCTCTGATGCTGGAACCTTCGTTCTTGCTGAGACCGCCCTCGACATGCACTGCTGGGGTGAGAACCCAGTCGTCACTGCCAAGTTGCAGTTGAACGGCCAGGACAGATTCTCTGAACGTGAAGGCTCAT